ATGCTCACTGTGTTCTCACTGATTATCACTTAAGACCTGTGGAAAACTATCACTGTCAAGGGGCATTGTGCCAGTTTTCACTGTGTCTGGGGGGTCTTGACATTTGGGGGAGTTTGTGATAGAATGGGGGCCAAGATCACAACAACTGGAGACATTTAGAGACATTCACTAAGTTTTCCACAATTAACACACTTTTTCCACAGAATTAACACTAACTGTGGAAAACTCATATACATTTATTAACACATTTTTATTGATTTGCTAACAATGTACGGAATGAACATTTATGGGTTAAATGTCATTCAGCACATGCCTGTAATCAATGGATTTAATACACCAACCAGATGCACATGTAATCTCTTCAACTAGATCATCTTCATCATCTGCATCCCAATGTGTACCAATATACTCATTCCTTAATTCTTGTTGAACTTGCTCATGAATATGCTCTGGAATACTATCATCATCAGTTGAAAGATCAAACTCAATGGATGTAACTAGGAACTTCATTTTTCTTGGATTTTGTTGATTGCAGTGGTGATAGATGTGGTCAGGAGAATACAAACATCATGCTCACAGACAGCATACACAGGTTGCTTAGTGTTGATGTCAAAAGTGTATTTAATGGTCATTGAGTTAGTTATAGAAGTGTGCTAATTGTGCAATTTCAGATGCAACCTCAAAGAGGTTATCTTCACTGAGAAAGTTTAGGCATTGTTGGAGATCTTCATCAGGAACATAGAACAGATCACCATTGATTTCTTGTGCCATTTGATCAGCAAGATTGAGGCACTTACCTACAAGTTGGTTCATATCAGTTTTCTTCTTTGTGCATATCAAACATCATTTCATTGATCTCATCTTGGTTGATCAATTCATCATCCCACTTAACATCATCAGCAGTGGTGAACTTATCACAATTCATCATGCAACGAATGAACTTAGTGTAGGGAGTTTCATCATCATTTTTGTACTCTACACATGCAACAGCAGTGTTATACAAAAACTGATTGTTTTGCATCCAAAGTGATACATTCCAGGTTTCATAATTTGCCCAACCATTGTAAGTTTGTTGGGGCATTTCAGTGGTTTGATTTTTCATACATGTATGATAGCACAGAATCCTGATCCCTGTAGTTCAGGGTGATACAGTTTTCAGGATTCATTGATCAGGGGTGCTTATGGGTCTAGGTGAGACCCATAATGCTAAATCTAATCTAATGATCAGAAATCAATGCTATCATCATAATCATTCTCCATGATGTAAGCATCACTCACCATAGGAACTTGATCCTCTTGAGTGTCTACAACTGCATCAAGCACAGTGAGAAGATCATTGCCATTTTGTGCCTTTGCAAGCATCACCATAGCAGCAGTTTTAGGCAGGTTCAGAGTAGCGTTCATGATTGAAATTAAAGGGTTAAAAGTGTTAAGGAAAGATCAGAAGTTGCTGTTGAAAATGTAACCATCAGCAAAAGTGAAATCATAGGACAAATTAGTTGCCCAAGTTTGTTGCCAATCAATTACCAAATGTGCAGGGGGTTCACCATACACATCACCAGTATATTGCTCAGCAAACTCTTCTTCACTGTCGTACTGTCCATAGTAAGCATCTTGGAAACTTTCAATGTTTTGGATACCAAACTCATCTACAAATGCATCCACAGCAGCATAATCATATTCCTCACCTTGCTTGACATATTCTTCATAATAGGCAAGGAAGTTTGCTTCACCATGTACGCTGATGAACTCCATCATGTCATCAACAGCATAAGAATCTTCTTGCAATTCTTCAATTTTAGTTTGAACTTCCAGGTTGATGGTGTCAACAACAGGCATTTGGTTTTCAGTGGTTTGATTTTTCATACATGTATGATAGCATGGATTTGAGCAGAAATCAAGGGGTCTTGTGCCACTTTGTCAACTGGCACACCCCATCAGATTATGCTTCAACTTTCAGGTAGGATTGCAGCATTTCAATATCATCTAGAACTCCTTTTAGAGCAGATCTAGAATATCCAGCAGCATAAGGATAACCCTTCTCAGGATCATCTACTGCCATCTCTGATTCATAGATTGCCTGCTTAACATCCTTGACAATTTTATTCAGTTTTAGTTGCACAGTTTCATTCATCAGCAGGCACCTGCCATAGGATTACCAAGTTGCGGAAGGTTGCTGTTATCTTTGGTCACAATGTAACCATAACCAGCATACTCACGCAGTTGAACTTTTTTCTCAACTTTGTTAATGAACTTCTTGGAGATTGTCTCAATTCCTTTCCACTCAAGCACCTTAAGTGTCCAGGTCTCAGATACATCACCAAAAGGTGTTTTGACAGGATAAAATGACACAATCATAGTGCCATCAATGGATTGAATTGTGGGGAAGTCAGTCATCATAATCAGGCAGCAACAATAGAGGATTGCATGTCAACAACTTTGATTTCCATCAGAACATAATCACACTCATTTTCCAGTTGTTTCTTATACTTTTCAGCAGTAGATTTACAATCAAAGAGTTGCAAAGATTTGAAATCTTCACCCTCATAATCATAACCACCAATGACGCAATAGACTTTCATTTGTTTTTCCATACATGTATGGTAGCACGAAATCATCAAAAAGTCAATGGCGTGTGTGCCACTTCATCAACTGGCACATCATTACACTTTTCCGCATGATGTCCGTGGTATATGTGATACAAACTGTTGTTGAGGTTGATTAACATCAGCATGAAGGATCTGGATAACAGAAACTGTCTGATGAATACATCATCACTGATCACCATAATCTGCCCAGAAAGCATCATTATGGGAAGGACGAATACAATCTACACCATGATCACGAATCACAGCAGCATTATAAGGAGAATCATCAACCCAGAATTGAATATTCCAGAACCTCTCAATGTCCATGAGTTGTTGACCCTTACACTGTGAACCAGTTGCATCATCTTCTGCGTTCTTCATGTAGAGTGCATCAAACTCTGGCAAATGTTGTTGCAACCAGTAACCAGTTCCATCTGCATAAATGTCAGGACGTGCAGTTGCAATGACTAGATCAAAACCATGCGATTTGCAATGCTTGGCAACATCAACAACAGCATCAATAGCAGGGAATTGATCACACTCATCAAAACCAGATTGTGAACCATGATGACACAGAGTGGCATCAAGATCAAACACAACACAATTAGGGTTGCTGATGTTGTAGATAACTTTGGAGAAGGATTTTGTTTTTTGCATACTAGTATGATAGCACAGATTCAGGGGTTTTGGTAAATATAGCGACCAGTTCTACAACTGGCACATGGTATAATCAAACAGGGAGAATAGAGAATGAACCACAAAACTTACGAACCCACAACAAAGTATCATAATGACTGCGAGGATTGCTCATCACCATGCTAACATTCTTCTCAGGATTGAAAGCAATAGCAACATATTTGTGATCACATTCTTGATGCTCAGGAGTGATTTGTTGAATCCACATTTGATTCACTTTACCTTCCTTCCAGTTGGTGTGATAGTGGAAGATCTCAGATGCAATTTGATTTTTCATACATGTATGATAGCACACTTTTGGGGTCTGTGCTCATTTCGTGTGACACTAGTACATGTGGCACATGGTATCATCCAAATGCCACACATTTGTGGTAAAAGCTACTGACAGGACTTGAACCTGCAACCTGAGACTTACAAAATCCCTGCACTACCAGTTGTGCTACAGCAGCAAAAAAAGTCAGTCTTTGGATATATTTAGAAGGAACCAAATACCAAGACCAAGGATAGCAAATAGAAGCACATATTTCCATGCTGCAATGAGAATAAATGCTACCAATGCAAGTAATACAAACCCACCATCAAATCCTGATGATGAACCAGAATCAGATTCATTATCATCAGAACTGTATGAATTGTCTATAACTGCCATGATACATTTGCCACCAGTCATAGACTCAGCAAATGCAACTGCATCACTGTGAGTGTATGCTTCTACCCTCACAGTTTGTAACCAATTAGATGGTGTCTTTACAGTACACTTCCACTCATTCATTTGTTATTGAATTCCTGAATGTATTGCTTGAGAGTGTCAACATAATCAGCAGGATTCTTAACAAAAACTTGTGTTTCACCTGAATGACAAGAAATAAGAGTCACAATTTGTTCTACTTTATGACCAGTCATTTCCTCATACATCATAGCATAACCAGTTTCCTGAACAAAATAGTTTTGGATCTGATTCTCATACTTTGGTTTAGAAGAACTCTTGAAGTCAATTACAGACAATTTACCATTGTATTCTGCAATGCAGTCTACACGACCTGCAATACCAAGTTGTTCAGAATACAGAGCAGATTCCTGATAGTGAATGTTATTCACATCATCAAGAAGTGCCTTGAATTGATTGAACAATTTGAGTGCAACTTCATACTTCTCAGTATCATAATCTGCATCAAGATTGTTGACATAATCTTCCACAATTTTGTGGAACTTAGTGCCATTGTTTGATGCAAATTGACTGATTTGATTTGCTACATCAACACCTACACGTTCCCTCCACTCTGCAATAGATTTGCGATTCTGATAGGAAGTAACTGTAGTGACAGAAGGCAACAGTTTGCCATTGACAACATAGCGACGTGAACCATCCACAGTTTCAGTGGGGATGTCTGCAAGAGCAGGCAGATTGAGGTGATTGAACTTAGTTTTGGTTTGCATAATAATGTTGTTGGTGATCAAAGAAACTCAGCAATGTAATAGTCAACAGTCACTTCAAGTTCTGCTGCTTTTGCTTCAAGTTCCATGGTGTATTCTTCTGCCATTTGTGCATCTGCATGATCACAGAAGAGATCTAAAGTGGATTGGTGCATAAACTTATCTTTCATACATGTATGATACCACAGATTTACTAAAAAGTCAAGCATGTGTGTGCCAGTTCATCAAGTGTCACATTGTATAATTTTGTTGGACAATTTTGGGTGTATCTTGTTGCATCTGTTTGTCTGCATTGTTACTCACAACAAATGCAATACACAGGCAGATGATACAGAATAGTGTTGATTTCATTTGTAGAGATAACCTCCTGCCCAATCAGCACGTTTGTACATTTCTTCACAGGACTTTTCATCCATGAGATTATACCTCACACCCTTAGCAGGTGATTGCCAGGATGCAGATTTGTACACATCACCATTAGTCAGATCCACAAAAGCATGTGCACTGCGTTGCTTACTAGGACCAGCAAGATGAATAATCTTTGCATACTTTTTACCTTTGGTGTAAGTGTATTCATCAACACCTTCACCCATGCAAAGTTTATCAATCTGTTCTCTGTGCCAATCTACATTCTCATCTTTTTCAATGTATTGCCTATGACGTTCAATGCAAGAAGATTGAAAGTTGGTACGCAGAACATCACAGAACTGTTCAATCTTATCAATAACTTTTTCAGTGGTCAAGTTGGTGTTTTGATTTTTCATACATGTATGATAGCACATAAAACAGGAAAAGTCAATAGGTAGTGGACAGTTCTGCAACTGGCACACTACCTATTTGGGATGTTACAGTATGTGATAGGTTCATAATCACATCCATCATTCATTGATGCACTAACATCTTGAATCTCTTTTGCTTTATACAATAGAAACTCAAGATCTTCAATTAGTTCACTCAAACTATCATCAGTCTTACCACGCAAAGCATCATCAATTCTATCAAATGCTGCTGATGTTTGTAGAGTGTGCTCGTGAATCATATTACTTTGTACTTTAACTTTATTGCTTTCAATACTTGTTTGCGTGCTTTTATTTTGCCTTTGCAGGTGCCTTTGGTATTCTTTTGTTTGCCTGAGTTGTGTATCCAATTAGGTGTGTTCATTGTTCTTAAGTATAACAGGCACAGAGGGACTCGAACCCCCAATCAACATCTTAGAAGGATGATGCATTATCCATTATGCTATGTGCCCAACAAAAAGGGGCAACAATGCCCCTATTTATGATCAGAACTCTACAGTCTCTAGAGTAGGTTGGGCAGCTGCATTTTCACTGCTGCTATCACCATCAGGAGAAGTGATAGCATCAAGAATGGCAAGAATCTCATTGCCATTTTGACCACGACGCAGAGCAGAAACCATCAGTTCAGTAGACATAATGAAGAAAGTGGTAAGTGAACAAAAGTGTGTAACTTTGAGGGCAAACACATTCCCATGAATCAAGCAGTAAGTTCTAATTCAACATCAGAATCTTCATCAGGAAGATTATAGATGAATCCATAGAAATCATCATAATCTACACCAAGATAGGAAGCAAAATCTTCTAAATCATCATGCAATCTACAAGTGTCAATCATGTTTCCTCAACTGTTGATGTAATCATCATAGCACATAAACTCAGGTTTTGGAACAATACTGTGCCAGTTCAACAAGTGTCACATTAGCATTGCTTTGAGTC